GGGCAACGGTGGTGGTTACAAGCACGGCGGTAAGGCGAAGAAGTATGCCAAGGGTGGTGGCGTTGAAGGTAACGTCAGCAGCACACCTCCGGGCGTAACTAACACGACTACTGGCGGTGTTCGTAAGGGCAACGCAGGGGGCTACAAGAAGGGCGGTGCCCCAAAAAAGTATGCTAGGGGTGGATCGGTAAACGATTCGGGTAAAGCGGTTGCGATGCCTCAGAAAAGTCCGCCCACCCCTGTCAGCATCAACCGTCTATCAGGCACCTATAAAAAGGGTGGCAAGGTAAAGATGATGGAAGGTGGCCCTGCTGACGTAGCAGAAGAAAAGAAGCGCAAGGCAATGCAAAAGGCGTATGAAGACTCTTACAAGCATTCAGCAGAGCTAGAGAGGGCGATGAACCCGCTAGATATGTTGAAAGAGGGCTTTGAAAAAGCCAAAGAGTTTTTTACGACAAAGCCATCAGGGGAAAGCGTGACCAAGACCAAAGAGTCTGTAACTGTCACACCCGCGAAAAAGCGCTACGGCGGTGCGTGTTAAATAAGGCAGGGAGCTTCGGCTCCCTGTTGTCTATGGGGATTTAATATGAGATTGCAGACTGTTTCAAAAACTGGCGTTGGGTCAAGCAGCCCGATTGTCATGAACCTGAATGCGACACCGTTCAATGTTGGGTTTGGTGTTGTGAAGTCTGGCACTGTTGACTACACCGTTCAACATACTTTCGACGATCCTACGGTTGGCTTTTCTACTTGGTTTCCGCATCCGACAGTAGCTGATGCTATTGCGAATGCTGATGGCAACTACGCATTCCCAGTAACGGCGATTCGTGTGACGATGAACTCAGGCGATGGTACGGTTACGTTGAAGTTGATTCAGGCAGGCATTGCGTAATGGCTGGCGGCGTCGGCTTTGAGTACGTAGCAAACTTTGCGAATACCTATCCGGGTACCGCAACGGGCGTTGTCGCTGACGCAAGTGCTGGTAATGGCAATGATGTAGGTGGGCAATCGGTTATTGTGAGAGGGCCTGTGCCACCGCCCGGAGGCCCGTACTACATACTGATGGAAAATGCCGGTTACGTTCTACAAGAGAACGACGACAAAATTGAGTTGGAGTCCTAAATGGCAGACACGAAGATTTCAGCAATGACTGCGGCAGCTCTGCCATTAACTGGTGCAGAGTTAGTCCCTATTGTTCAGGGTGGCGACAACAAAAAGACAACCGTTGCGGATATTGTCAGCGTATCCAGATCGTATGGTTCGTGGAGTGATTCAACTGACCAGACGGGTAGCACAACTGCTGGTGCGGTAATTACGTTTGATACGCAAGACATAGCAGATTCGATCACGCTAGTTGATAACAGCAAATTTACGGTGCCAAACACCGGCATTTACGATCTTCAGTTCAGCGCTCAGCTAAAGAACACCGACAACGCCCAGCATGAGGCGACTATTTGGTTCAAGATAAATGGATCAGATTTGGCTAACTCAGCGACGATTGTGACAATACCTGCGCGGAAGAGCGCAAGTATTTTTGGTTATGGCGTAGCCGCTTGGAATCTTTTCTTTAGCCTTAATTCAAGCGACTACGTAGAGATTTATTGGTTGAAATCTAACGCTGCGGTGACGCTTGAGTCTTTGCCGGCAACGGCTTTGCATCCAGCGATACCTTCTATCATTCTTAGCATTCAGCAGGTGGCTTAAATGCCAGCCAAGTCTAAAGCCCAGTTCCGCTTGATGAAGGCGGCTCAATACAATCCTAAGATTGCGAAGAAAGTTGGCATATCTGAAGATGTCGCCAAAGAGTTTACGGAGTCAAATGTCGGCAAGAAGGCGTATAGCAAGCTCCCAGAGGCGATGAAAAAGGGTGGGGTAAGTCTGGCTATAGGCAGGGGCGAAAAACTGCCTGCTGAGCAGGGCGCCGGCCTTACAGCCAAGGGTCGGGCGAAGTACAACCGTGAGACTGGTAGCAATTTAAAGGCACCTCAGCCGCAAGGGGGTAAGCGCAGAGACTCCTTTTGTGCGCGTATGGGGCCTGTGGCTGAGAAAAGTGAGAAAGGTTCTAGGGCTAGAGCCTCAATGAAGCGTTGGAACTGTCCGGGTTGGTAGGTAAAAAATATGGCTTACTCTGGAACGATAGGTCAAACAGTCATATCTGTGCAGGATTTGATTGATAAGGGTGCTCGAAGAAGCGGAAAGTTGGCTGAGGAGCTAACTTCCGAGCAGATTTACTCATCTAAGCAGTCGCTTTTCTTCCTTTTGAGCAGTTTGATCAATCGCGGCATCCAATATTGGGCGATTGAGAAGGAAGTTATTGGTTTAAACGCTGACAAATACATCTACAAACTGCCTTTAGGGGGTGTGGATGTCTTAAATGCCAACTATCGGCAGATGCAGCGGCCTACTGGCAGCTATTCTGCGTCTTCTGGGGTGGCAAACAACGCTTTTGATAACGATGTAAACACTGTCGATGTTCAAACGTCGCCGAATGGCTCAATCACGGTCAATTATGGTACTGACAATCCTGTGTATGCCGGTTCTATTGGCATTCTTCCCGGCGTTTCTGGTAGCTTCCACATTATTTTGGAGGTCTCCAACGACGGTTCTACATGGACAACGCTTGAAGACACGGGTGTTACCACTTGGGTAGACAACGAGTGGTTGTGGTACGACATTGATCCGGGCGCCTCGAAGCAGTATTACCGGATGCGTGAGACTGGTGGTAATACCTTACAGGTGCGAGAGTTCTATGTAGGGAACGATTCGCGTGAAGTCCCGATGGCGCGTCTGAACCGGGATGACTACGTCTCACTGCCGAACAAGAACTTTACTGCGAACCAGCCGTATCAATTTTGGTTCAACCGGACGATTCCTCAGCCCGAGATTTATCTGTGGCCGGTGCCGTCTGATCCGTTTGTCCAGATGACCATTTGGTATTCACGCCAGATTATGGATGTGGGTGAGCTAAATGGGCAGCTAGAGATACCGGATCGCTGGTACATGGCAATTCAGAGTATGTTGGCGCATCAGATGTCGATGGAGCTTCCGCAGGTAGATCCGGCGCGGATTCAGTATTTAGAGGCGCAGGCGGATAAGCATTTGTTTATGGCTGAGCAGGAAGAGCGTGACAAGTCGCCTGTGTATCTGGCGCCGAATATCGCAGTTTATTCGAGGTAGAAATGCCCCTGTTTCTGGACACTCGTGGCTACTCAGATATTGCGATTGCAATCTGTGACAGATGCCGCATGAAGCGTCCGCACGCAGAGTTATCGAAAGACCCTAATTTCCCGGGTTTGATGGTATGTGAGCAGGGGTGTAAAGATCAGTTTGACCCTTATCGGTTGCCTGCCAGAAAGACTGAGCGGATTACGATTCGGTTTCCGAGGCCGGATGCCAATGTGGCGGTAGACCCGAACGACATCATTACGACGACTGGGTTTATCTTGTCTACTAACCAAAACACAGATGATCCTGAGAACAACGGGAATCTGGACGTTATTAGCACATCAGAATAATGGCACAGGTAACTATTTCCCAGCTCCCAGCGGCGCAGTCGCTTACTGGCACTGAGTCGGTTCCCATCAGTCAGAACGGGCAGACTGTCCAGACGACTGTTGCGGCGATTGCTAATTCCCCGACGCAGACGCAGACCTTTATCACGGTTAACGGTGAGCCGACGTTACCCAACTCCCGGCAGCTACAAGGGGGTACGGGTGTAGGGTTAACCGACACGGGGTCTTTAGGCACGCTCACGGTTAGCCTAAACGGGGTATCTGGCAGCCTTGAGATTTCAACCAACGGCATGATTGCCAAGACCGGAGGGTCGGTTGTTGGTAGAACCCTCACAGGCTCGTCTACAGGCGTCACAGTGACAAATGGCGACGGGGTGGCTGGTAACCCTGTGATTGCTCTAACGGGCGCTGTAGGCTCTATAAATGGCCTTAGCGGGTCAGGTCTGTTGACTCTGCAAAACGGGGCTTCAGTCGGCTCTGTGACGATTCAGGGTACGTCAAATCAGATTGACGTTGCCAATGGCAACGGCTTGTCGGGTAGCCCGACGATTGCGATTGCTAGTAACCCGACGATTCCCGGCACGGGCGGTATGGTGGTGCCGGTAGGTACGACTGCTCAGCGCGGTGCTGCGGTTAACGGAACAATTCGTTACAACACTGACATCAGCCAATTTGAGATTTACGACAACGGTTGGAGCAATTTGCCTGCTGGCGCAGTTTCAAGCGTTGATGTTTCCGGCGGCACGACGGGGCTTACCACCACAGGTGGCCCGATTACTAGTTCTGGCACGATCACAATTGGTGGAACGCTAAATGTAGACAGTGGTGGAACTGGCGCTACGACATTAACGGGATACGTTAAGGGCAACGGCACTTCTGCCATGACTGCCTCGGCGACGATTCCGGTGGGTGATTTGACCGGCACCTTGCCTGTTGGCAACGGCGGCACTGGTGCGACGACCTTAACTGGTTATGTAAAAGGTAATGGCACAAGCGCAATGACGGCGAGTGCCACGATTCCCAATACCGATATTACGGGTTTGGGAACGATGTCTACGCAGAGTGCGAACAGCGTAGCAATTACTGGCGGCAACATAGATGGAACGACAGTAGGAGGCACGGTTCCGGCAGCGGGTACGTTTACCTCAGTGGCGATGACAACAGGAACGATTACTACCGCTCCTGCCTCCGGTAATGACATTGTCAACCGCACTTATGCTGATTCAATCGCAGCGGGTATCAATTTCCATCAGGCTTGTAAATATGCAACGACAAGTGCTTTACCTGCCAATACTTACAACAATGGCATTTCAGGGGTAGGAGCGACGCTGACAGGTAACGTCAACGGAGCGCTGACGGTTGATGGATATACCTTTAGTTCGCCTGCTGACGATGGCACCCGGATACTAATCAAAAACGAGTCAAATGCGGCTCATAACGGCGTTTACACGCTATTTGCCTCGGGAAGTGCTGGTAGCCCTTACATTCTTACTCGGGCGACAGATTTTGACTCTACGGGTTCTGGTGTTGATCAGATCGATGCAGGTGACTTTTTCTTAATCACCGCAGGCACTGCAAACGCTAACACTTCATGGGTACAGCAGACACCGCTGCCTATCACGATAGGTACAACTGGGATTGTCTTTACGCAGTTTGGTGCGCCGATTGTTTACAGTGCAGGTACAGGGCTATCGGAGTCACCAAGTTACACCTTTAACATCGCAAATACGGGCGTGGTCGCTGGTAGTTATGGTGGCGCAGCTACTGCGATGACCCTGTCAATCAATGCACAGGGTCAGATTACGAGTGCGACGGATGTTTCTATAGCGATTGCTGCGAGTCAGATTACATCGGGTCAGTTAGCTATAGCTTATGGTGGGACGAATGCTACGGCGACCCCAACAGCGGGTGCTGTGGCTTATGGAACGGGTTCGGCGTATGCCTTTACCTCAGCGGGTAATTCTGGCGATGTATTAACGTCTGGAGGGGCTGGAGCGCCTAGTTTTGCAGCGCAGTCCACTTTGTCGGTAGGCAGTGCAACAACGGCAACAACTGCTACCAACCTAGCGGGTGGTGCGGCTAATCAGATTGCCTACCAGACGGGTGCGGCCACAACGTCATTTATCACTGCGCCGACAATTGCAAGTACTTATCTGAGTTGGACGGGATCGGCGTTTGCGTGGGCAGCGGCAGGCACAGGAACGGTCACAAGCGTAGGTTTGTCGCTGCCGGCTCAATTTACGGTCACTAATTCGCCGGTAACTACTTCGGGTACGTTGACTGCGACATGGGCGAATGCCACGGCAAATTACTTCTTTGCAGGTCCGACAACGGGTTCTCCTGACACGCCAGCGTTTAGGGCGATTGTTGCAGGGGATATTCCGACGCTAAATCAAAATACGACGGGTTCTGCTGGATCGGTTGCCAATTCAGTAACCTTTACGAATACAGGCGGGGCGGCGGCTGGCGCTACGTTTAATGGTTCGGCAGCAAGAACGATTGACTACAGCACTGTGGGCGCTCCGAAGGCGGACGGTACGGGTGCTTCGGGAACATGGGGTATCAGTATTAGTGGAACTGCCACGAATGCCACGAATGTAGCTACAACAGCGACCAGTACGAATGCCGACTTTTACATCCCGTTTGTAGCGGCTGCGACGACTGGAAATCAGGCACTTGGAGTAGACGCTGGTATTACCTACAATCCATCAACTAATGCGATTACTGCCGGCATATCCGGTGGGACGTTCTAAGGAGTAAGAAATGGCTGCTGCTGGCTACACGCCCATATCCCTATACCACAGCACCACGGCTTCGGCTGTGCCGACTGCTGGGAACCTAGCCCCCGGAGAGTTAGGCCTAAACATCGCGGACATGAAGCTGTACTGCGAGAACTCGTCTGGGGTAGTGACTTTACTGGCCTCTGCTGGGGGCGCATCAGGGGACGTTGTAGGGCCAGCTTCATCGACAGATAACGCGATTGTCAGATTTGACCTAACAACAGGCAAGTTAGTTCAAAACTCTGGGGTAACGATTGATGACAGTAACAACTTGACGTTGCCGGGGCAGGCGGACTTGAGGTTTGCTGATTCAGATTCATCAAACTATGTTGCTTTTCAAGCGCCTGCAACGGTAGCGACAAACGTCACATGGACGCTACCTAGTGCTGATGGGACATCTGGACAGGCTTTAGTTACGGACGGATCGGGAACATTGTCCTTTGCTAATGCAGGTATTTCTACTGGTAAAAGCATCGCAATGGCGATGATCTTCGGATTCTAAGGAGCAATCATGGCAAATCCCAATATCGTAAACGTCGCCGCTATTTACGGCGAGAACTCAAGTACATCGCTTACCACGACCGGTGCAACGTCGATTGTCAGCAACGCGGCATCGAGCGGTAAAGTCTACAAGATCAACATGATCACGGTGGCTAATGTCGATGGCACCAATGCGGCGGACATCACGATCAGCAAGTACAGCGCAGCAGCTTTGGGTGGTACGGCTTTCCCGATTGTGTCTACTGTGTCTGTGCCTGCTGATGCGACGCTGATTGTGTTAGACAAGACGACGGCTTTGTATTTGAAAGAAAATGAGTCGATTGGTGCCACGGCGGGTACAGCCAGTGATTTGGTTGTGACTTGTTCGTGGGAGGAAATCAATTCGTAAGGGGGCGTCATGCCACTACGTCCTCCGGCTGGATACATATATCCGGGCTACAACCCGCTGCAAGTTCCTGACGCGCCGACGATTGGTACGGCGACGGGTGGGGATGCACAAGCGTCTGTTGCGTTTACTGCGCCTACGAATGTGGGCGGCAGTGCTATTTCTGCGTATTACGCTGTTTCTAATCCCGGTCAGATTACTGTAACGGGCGCTTCGTCTCCAATCACGGTCACTGGGTTGTCTAATGGCACGGCTTATACGTTCCGAGTATGGGCGTTGAATACGTTCGGCCCATCTCCTTATAGCGCGGCGAGTGGGAGTGTGACACCTCAAGGGCCTAGAGGATTATTTGGTGGCGGTCAAGTAAGCGGTGCAGCAAACAATACTATTGATTACATAATTACATCTTCGGCAGCAAACGCTACAGATTTTGGAGATTTGACTGTTGCTAGAAGTGCATTGGGTTCTTGCTCATCATCCACCAGAGGTGTTTGGGCGAATGGAACACCAACGACCAATGTCATAGATTATGTAACCATAGCTTCTGCTGGGAATGCTACCGATTTTGGAGACTTGACTCCGTTCACAGACAATTTAGCAGGGTGTTCTAGTTCAACAAGAGGGTTGTTTGCTGGTGGTGTTGATGCGTTAGGAAACAATCTAAACACGATCAATTACATAACAATAGCGTCCGTTGGAAATTCCACAGATTTCGGCGATTTGTTGTATACACCATCGTCTTTGGCTTCTTGCTCTTCTACAACCAGAGGGATATTTGCCGGGGGGAATGGTGGTGGACCCACCTACGCCACAGTAAATGTCATTAATTATGTAACAATCGCTTCCACCGGCAATGCCACCGACTTCGGAGATTTATATTTAGCAGAACAAGGTCTAGCTGGATGTTCTAATTCCACCAGAGGGTTGTTTGGAGGTGGAACTATAGCTGGCAGTGGGGGTGCTGGGACTAATGTGATTAGCTATATAACTATTGCGTCCACTGGAAATTCGACCGATTTTGGTGATTTAACAGTTGTTAGAAATTTAATTGCTGCTTGCTCTAGTTCCACCACGGGTATTTTTGCTGGTGGAACACAACCCGGAGGCGGCAGTCCACCAGTAAATGTCATGGATTATGTAACGATTTCTGTAACGGGTAACGCCACTGATTTTGGCGATTTAACCGTTGCTAGAGCTTCTTTAGCAGGTTGTTCTGCTGGTCACGGAGGTCTCTAATGCCGTCATATAGCGGAGTCTGGAGTCTTCCAGCGGTATATCAAGCGGTGGCGCAGGGGCAGTGGAATCCTCCTGTGGGTGACAGGGGATTGTTTGGCGGCGGTCAATTAACTTCTGGCAGCTACTCAAATACGATTGACTATGTCGAAATAGCGACCACTGGTAACGCAACCGATTTTGGTGATCTGACTGTTGCTTATGCTTTTATTGCATCTTGTGCTTCATCAACACGAGCTTTGTTTTACGCAGGCTACACAGGATCAGTCAACAATACAATTTGTTATGTGAATATCTTGTCCACAGGAAACGCCCTTGATTTTGGGGACATTTACAACACAACTTATGTTGGTTATGGATGTTCTAATTCAACTCGCGGCATTATGGCAGGAGGTTTTAATCTTACTGCGTCGGTCAATGTAATTAGCTACATGACCATAGCAACAACAGGAAATTCCGTTGATTTTGGCGATTTAACAGTTGCGCGTTATGGTTCACAGTCTTGTGCATCTACAACTAGGGCAGTTTTTGGAAGTGGATATCTCGATCCGCCTGCAACAAATGTGATGGATTACATAACTATTGCAACAACTGGCAATGCAACAGATTTTGGCGATTGTGTTCCAATACAAAAGTTGGGTGGTGGATGCGGCTCTTCTACTCGTGGTTTGTTTGGTGGCGATAATGACAGCAGCAATGTAATTCAATACATTACGATTGCATCAGTTGGAAACACAACAGATTTTGGTGATTTGATTGATGCTATGGGTAGGAACTGCGGAACATCCAACGCAACAAGAGGATTGTTCGCTGCTGGTAGCACAGGCGCTGCCGCCAATACGTCTTTTAATGCAATAAACTATGTGACCATTGCTTCGACGGGGAACGCCACTGATTTTGGCGACACCTCTGTTGCTAGGTTGGGTTTGACTGGAACATCCAACGCACACGGAGGTCTATAAATGGGAATCGCAGATTGGAACGCGGGGATTATCAGGCCAGTGCCTGTAGCTCCTGCTGGCCCATATCAAGACGGTGCAGCTCCCGGTGTATGGACGCTGGATCAAGTGGCTTACTGGCAGAAGCAAGGGCTGTGGCCTATTGCGGGGAATGCTGCGCCGATTGGGTTGTTTGGTGGGGGTGCAGATTCAGGAGGTTCTGGAATAAATGTAATTGACAGATTACTGCTGACCACCGCTGGAAATTCAACAGACTTTGGCGACTTGACCGTAAAACGGTATGGCTTGACATCGTGTTCGTCGGCAGTTCGAGGCGTTTTTGCTGGCGGTTTTAACAGCGACATATCCGCATATCAGAATGTCATTGACTATGTGACGATTGCTACGGCGGGAAATGCTACTGATTTTGGCGATCTGACGCTTGCACGAGGTGCTGGATTTGCAGGGATGTCGAATTACGTTCGAGGTGCTTTTGCTGGAGGGGCTGGCGCAAGCGGTGACTCCAACATCATCGACTACATCACCATAGCATCAACAGGAAATGCAATTGATTTTGGCGATTTATTGTCAGCGCAACAAGGAACCGCTGGGTGTTCGTCATCAACTAGAGGAATTATCGGCGGCGGAAATGGCCCAATAAATGTAATTCAGTACATCACAATTGCGTCTACGGGAAACTCAACGGATTTTGGTGACATGACAGTTGCCAGATCGCAGCTGGCGGCTTGTTCGTCGGAAACGAGGGGTGTGTTTGCTGGTGGAGGAGTAAGCGGGGGAACTCCAAACAATACAATTGACTACATCACTATTGCATCGGCTGGAAACGCAACAGATTTTGGGGATATATTAGAAGCGAGACGACAGCTTGCCGGATGCGCTTCATCAACGTCAGGTTTTTTTGCGGGTGGCACTACTAACGGAGCAACGGTTACCAACGTAATTCAAACAATAACAATAGCTTCGACTGGAAACTCAACGGACTTTGGCGATTTGACAAATGCAGTGCGTTGGTCAGCTGGTTGCTCCTCCGCCGCCGCAGCAGTCCAACCCACGCCGACAAGTTCTGCAATGGCGTTGTTTGGGGGTGGTGAAACCACAGCAAATCAAATATCAATTCAATACGTAAATATAGCCACTACAGGAAATGCTTTTTTGTTTGGAGATTTAACTGTAGCAAGGGCTTTCACTGGTGCTTGTTCATCTTCGACACGAGGGTTGTTTGGCGGAGGTAGTGGCCCAACTAACGTAATTGATTACGTAACTATTGCAACTATAGCTAATGGAATTGATTTTGGGGATTTAACGGAAGCTAGAAGATTTCTTGCTGGATGTTCTTCTTCCACCAGAGGTGTGTTTGGAGGTGGTAGAACTACAGTAAATGTCAACACAATTGATTATGTAACAATTGCGTCAATTGGTAACGCAACTGATTTTGGGGATTTGACAAGCGCTCGGCAAACTTTAGGCGCTTGTTCTTCAACAACGCGTGGATTGTTTGGGGGTGGAGACACCGGCTCTGTATCAAACATCATTGATTACATCACGATTGCGTCGGCTGGTAACGCTACAGACTTTGGTGACTTGACCGTAGCTAGGTCAAATTTGTCCGGTTGTTCGTCTGATACAAGAGGAATTTTTGCTGGTGGATTTGTTACTGCGGTTTCAAATGTAATTGATTATGTAACTATCTCATCAGCCGGAAACGCCACAGATTTTGGTGATTTGACAATTGCTAGAAGGTATTTATCTTCTGCGTCTTCATTAACAATCGGCGTGTTTGGTGGTGGTAATGATGGTTCCGCAAATACCAATGTCATCGATTACATCACCATTGCTTCAACTGGAAATGCTATAGATTTTGGTGACTTGTCTTTTGTTGTTCAAGGCCAAGCAGCCTGTTCCAACGCCCACGGTGGTTTATAAAAAGGAGAGAGAATGTCAAACGATCTAATCATCAGCAATATGCAAACGGCTTTGGAAGTCAAAAAGCCAGAATACAACTTGATGTTGAAGAACATCCAAGACCGTTTGCCTGCGGTTGCCAAGGACACTAGCAACTTCCACAAGTCTCACTCTCAATTCATGCAGGTGACTTTAGATGTGACGGCAATCACTCCGATCCGCTCCATCAAGCATACCTTGGCTGAGATTGATCGCACTAAATCAGCCCTGCAAGAAGCCTACGTCAATATGCGTAAGAAGCAGGTCGAACTGAAAAAGAAGCAACGAGAACTTGAATCCTGCACTGATGAGCTTGACCGCGAACTGCTAGAGATCGAAATCCTTGAACTCAACAGCCACCTCGAAGGTACGCAAAACCATGTGAATGGCGCATTGCGTAAGATGAACTTCATGGTCAACCAGCACAAACAACTGCTGGAAAAGGTAGGCAAGAACGAAATCACCGAAGAAGATTACGAGCGCGAAGAGTCTCGCTACCACATCATGACCTGCATGAAGCAGGCATTGAACGCTGCTCGTAGCCGCAACGGTATGATTGATGAAGGCAACCTGATCTACCTGTTCGACTTAGGGATTAATGCGGCACAAGCGCAAGCTGAGGTCTTTGCTTACCTGAACATGGAGAATCAACTGATCTCTAACGGTCAGGCACCGACCCATGAGATGACGATGCGCTGGCTGGAGGCTTGTGCAGACAAGTGGGAGAAAGACCCTGAGACCTTCGCCAAGCGTCGCGGCTTCTCGGTATTTGACCGCTCGTCGTTGACGAATACGCCGCTCTTAGAGCAGGCACCTGACCCTGACAAGAAGGTGGCGTGATGCACTTGGTTATAGGCACCCCTGCTTATGGCGGCATGATGTGCACGGAATACGTGCAGTCGTTGCTTGCTTTGAAGGAAGCCTGTCTCCAGTACAACATCAAGTTGACCTGCATATTCCTTGGTAACGAGTCTTTGATTCAGCGCGGCAGGAACACGATTGCTTGGCACTTCTTGAATACGGATGCCACGCATTTGATGTTCATTGATGCCGATCAAAAGTTCGTGCCGAACGACATTGCTCGGATGATCAAAGCGGACAAGGGGATCATCGCTGGTGCGGTTCCGATGAAAGGTATCAATTGGGATGCGGTCAGAAAAGGAGCGCAGGCAGGCTACCAAGACTTGTACAAGTTGACAGGCGTGTTCAATGTGAACAAGTTGCCCGGTCATGAGATGACTGACCCCAATCAGCCGTTTCAAGTCAAACATGCAGGTACTGGGTTCATGCTGATCCGCCGCGATGTGTTTGAGAAGTTGCGTCCGCATGTGGGTTACTACATGAACGGCGGCTCAACGATCCCTGTACATGCTGAGGTTTACGACTTCTTCAAAGTACAGAACGTCGATCACGAGCTATTGTCAGAAGACTATAACTTTTGTCATATGTACCGGCAGCACGGCGGTACGGTTTGGGTTGCTCCGTGGTGCGAACTGGGTCACTTCGGGGCGTATTGTTTTAGTGGGCAGTATGCACAACAAGGAGCTTTTCATGGCACACCAATGCATCAAGTACCGTCTTAACGCTGACGGCACCGTACCTTCCTTTCTCTGCCTGCACCCAGAGGGTGTCGGCGGGGTTTTTGTCGTTGGCGACCCATCTGCGCCTTCTCCGCGAGACATGGTGATGGTTGGCATCTCCGAGGACAACAACACAGGCGATGCGGAAGTTATTCCTACGCAATCTGACCTTCAGGCTTATCTGGCGCAAGTGGGCGCAAATTGGACACAGCCTGACCCTGCCAATCCTAATGACCTAGAGGCTACGGTGCCGTTCGATCCGGCGGCGGCTTCGGCTTGGGTTTGGGGCAGACTGACTGCGTTGAACGCATCATGATTGAAACCCTGTTAGGTGGTGTATTTGGCGGCATCTTGAGGTTAGCTCCCGAAGTCTTCAAGCTGTTCGACCGGGCTAACGAGCGCAAACACGAACTCGCCATGCTGAATGCCGAGATGGAGTTTGCCAAGGTTCGGGGCGAGATTGCCATGCGCCAGACCGAAGCCCAGATGACGATGGCTGAGATGGACGCGATGTCTGAGGCGTTCAAAGAGCAAGGTGCAACCGCTGCGGCAGCAGGCAAGATCATCGCCGGTATCTCTGCTTTAGTCCGTCCGGGCATCACATACCTGTTTGTCACCGCTTATTTCTTGGTCAAGTTCGCCATGTTCGAGTTGGCGATGGCTCAGGGTGGTAATTGGAAGGAAGTGCTGGTTGGCATTTGGACAAAAGACGACATGACCATTATGTTCATGATCATCAGCTTCTGGTTTGTGGGTCGAGTCTATGACCGGGTCAGTAAGTGAGGCGGTAAACATAGCCGCAGCCATTTGTCGGCCTTTTGAGGGATTGCGACTCTCGCCTTACATTTGCCCTGCTGGCTACCCAACAATTGGCTACGGCACGGTTTACAAGCCGGATGGGACTAAGGTGACGATGGATGACCCGCCGATCACCAAAGAGACTGCCGAGGCGTGGTTGCTGCATGAGCTGCGGCATAACTACATAGCGGGGGTGTTGAAGGCGTCTCCTCACCTAATAGCCTATCCAAGGGTTCTAGGGGCGTTAGGAGACTTTGCCTACAACGTGGGGGTGCCGAGGTATCGCGCTAGCACTTTACGCCGTAGAGTGGCTGAAAAGGACTGGGAAGGCGCTAAGGCTGAACTAATGAAGTGGACTAGGGCAAACGGCAAGGTTTTGCCGGGGCTGGTGCGACGTAGAAAAGCCGAGTGCGGTCTTTTGTAAAAAAGGAAACAGCCATGAGTTCAGCGGTTAAGTCAGATCCGGGTAAATGGAAGCGGATTGTTGCCTCAGTCAAAGCCTCTGGTAAGGGTGGTTCTCCGGGGCAGTGGAGCGCGAGAAAAGCTCAGCTTGCCACTCAGAAATATAAAGCCGCTGGAGGGGGTTACAAAGGTGCGAAAAAGGCAGATAATTCGCTTGCAAAGTGGACAAGAGAAGACTGGGGCACAAAGTCTGGAAAGCCGTCCACCCAAGGATCTGAGGCGACAGGAGAGCGATACCTGCCGAGACGCGCCCGAGAGAAACTTACTTCTGCCGAGTACGGTGCCACGACCCGTGCCAAAAGAGAGGGCATGAAACAAGGCAAGCAATTCGTTCCGCAGCCTGAATCTATCAAGAAAAAGGTGTGGTGATGCCAGTAGCCCAAGTAATGACCTATGACAGCTTGGTTGACGACATATCAAGCTACCTAGAGCGTACCGATCAAGCGACGCTCGACAAGATCCCGACTTTCATCATGTTGGCAGAGCAAGTCATTGCTGCCGAGATAAAGTTTTTGGGGAACCTGACGCCGATGTCTTCGACGATGACGACTAGCCAGTCGATCATTGATAAGCCTGCGCGGTGGCATAAAACGGTGTCCATGAACATTACTGTGGCTGGTAGACGTCAACCGGTCTTTTTACGCAAATACGAGTATCTGCGGGAATACTGGCCGGATGCCACCCAAGAGGGTACGCCTAAATTTTACGCAGACTACGACTATACCCACTGGTTAGTTGCTCCTACACCGGATGACGACTATACGTTCGAAGTTCTGTACTACGAGCGTATTCAGCCCCTTGATTCCTCGAATCAGACAAACTGGTTCACGATTTATGCCCCGCAGGCGCTGTTGTATGGCTCCCTGTTACAAGCAACTCCATTCCTTAAAAATGACGAGCGTCTCCCGATGTGGCAGGCTCAGTACGACAAGATCATGACCGTACTGAAGACTGAGGATGTCCAGCGCACGGGTGATCGTCAAGCCATTGCATTGGATAGTTAATCATGAGCTATAACTCGCCCTTCACGGGAACGGTGATCCAGCCGACGGATGTTTCCTTTCGTGCAATAACCTTATCGGCAAATACTCAGCTTCAATGGCCGATTAATGGAAATGCAACGGATGATTATGCGGCTCGGATTATGCAGGTTAACGCCACGACGAGTGGTCTTAGCCTGTACATGCCGCCTGCGAATCAGACTTCGGTAGGTAACGATGCCCTGATTAGAAATGTAGGGTCTAACTCGTTTACGGTCAAAGATTACAACGGCACAAACACAATTATCACGATTGCTGCCGGCGAGACAAAGTACATCTACATTACGGCTAACCCGAATGAGCAGGGCACTTGGGGGAACATTGCGTTTGGTGTGGGGTCGTCTAATGCTGATGCAGCCACACTAGCTGGTTATGGCCTATTAGCTTCGGGAGTGACATTAAATCAGTCACACCCAGTGACCACTTTCTCAACAGATGCCACAGCAACCGCTGCCTACCGTGCGCAGACGTATGTATGGACAGGGGGTGCTGGAACCCTGACGCTTGACTCTGTGAGCACCCTTGGCAACAACTGGTTTGTGATGCTGAGAAACGCCGGCACAGGCGCTCTGACAGTATCTCCGCAAGGTGGAACCTTAATTAACGGTTCGGCATCGATTGTGATGCAGCCGTCTGATTCTGCGATCTTGGTGTGCTCGGGTACGACCTTTTACACCGTTGGCTTGGGTAAATCGACGCAGTTTAACTTCACTCAGTTGACTAAAGACGTATCGGCAGGCGGTACGTTTACCCTGACGACCTCTGAGGCTTCTAACGTTATTCAGAAGTACACCGGCACTTTGTTAGGAAACGCGACAATCATTGTTCCCCCAACGGTTCAGGTTTACTACATTGTTAACGAAGCAGTCGGCGGTGTCAGTAACTACGATGTGACGATCTCAACGGGCGGCGGTAATGATGTGACGTTGGCTCAGGGTGAGAGTTCTATCGTTATTTGCGACTCTGTTAACTTAATTGCGGCGGTGACTGTATCGGTGGGTTTGACCACTGTATCTTTGCCTGATGGCACGGTAGCGGCACCTCCGTTGAACTTTGCCAACGAGGTTTCAACCGGTATCTACCGAGCTTCTGCTGGTGAATTGAACATGGCAATTTTAGGGGTGAATGAGTTCACTCTATCGGCGAGTGGTTTGACGGTTCCTAGTGGTATTAGCGGTGGCACGTTTACATGACCAAGAAGGTTTTCTCCCTAGACACCCTACCCGGCATTCAGCGGGATGGTACCTTTTTCGACAAGCAGTTCTACACTGATGGTCGTTGGGTAAGATTTCAGCGTGCTCGTCCCAGAAAAATCTTTGGGTATCGGTCAATAACGAATCAAGTCAATGGTCTATCTCGGGGTATTTACGTCAACTCTGAAGACGGTTTTAACCGCATCTTTAGCGGCTATTCTGACGGCCTACAGACCTTCTCCGTAGACAACAACGGGGTAGGTGCTGGTCTAGTAGATGTCACCTTTGGCGGTGCTGTATTGACGCTAGGAGCCATTACGGGAGGCTCTACCTATACCAACGGCACCTATACCAATGTGCCCCTGACAGGTGGCTCAGGATCAGGCGCAGAGGCCACGATTACAGTCTCAGCTAACGCTGTATCGGCGGTGACGATTACCGCAGGCGGTACCTCTTACGTGGTGGGTGATTCTTTATCTGCTGCGGCTGCTTCAATTGGTGGTACGGGGTCAGGCTTCTCTGTACCTGTGGCGACTGTTCAGTCAGGGTTTACGGCGAGTGACTTAAATCTTTGGCAATTTGATGCGATGTATGACTCAGCGGGGAGCTTCAATACCCTGCTGCTAGCGCATCCGGGTCGGAACTTAGCCCAGATTGATAGCACGGTGAATACGGCAGTTTTGTCGATGCCGGTGAATGGTTCGGTTGCGACTCCTTTAAAAGACATCAACGGTGCGAATCCCACGGGTAATTTAGTTGAGGTTTCTGGCGGGGTGGTGGTTTTGCACCCGTATGTCTTTGTGTATGGCGACAACGGCTTAATTAAGAACTGCGCGGCGGGTGATCCGTTTGACTGGAACAGCGCTGAGTCTAATGAGGTTAGTGTTGCCTCTACTAAGATCGTAAAGGGCTTGCCGGTTCGAGGCGGCTCTAATTCGCCGTCTGGGTTGTTTTGGTCGTTGGATTCACTGATTCGGGTGTCTTACGCACCACAGAGTTTAGGTGTGGCAGGCACGGGTAACTGGGCACCTGCTACGTACTGGCGCTATGACACCATTTCAACTCAAAGTTCTATTCTTTCTTCTCAGTGTGTTATTGAATACGACGGTATTTATTATTGGATTGGGGTGGATAGATTTCTGCTTTATAACGGGGTAGTCAAAGAAATTCCCAACTCCATGAACCAGAACTATTTCTTTGACAATCTGAACTATGCGCAGAGACAAAAAGTCTGGGCGACTAAAGTGCCTCGATTTGGAGAGGTCTGGTGGTTCTATCCTCATGGGGACTCAGAGGAGTGTAACAACGCGATCATTTACAACGTCCGTGAGAATACTTGGTATGACGCCGGTTTTGCGCCGGGTTCTGAGCGCTCTGCGGGTTACTTCTCTCAAGTCTTTAAGTATCCGGTGAATGCGGGTACCAACTTGACTACTGCTGAGGCTATTTTCTCTGCCGATATAGATACAACGAATGGCAGCGCAGACATTGAGATGTTGGAGACAAACGAGATCGCGTTGAATCAAGTTGTTATTTCGCCAAGTATTCCTGACAATGCTTTTGTGATTGCGATAGCCCCAAGTGGTACGCCCGGGAATATCACGGTGACGCTATCTGAGAACGCTACGGCCACACAAACTGAGCTAGCGGTATTTACCACGATGCCCGGATTGACCACGATCTGGCAGCATGAGATTGGTACAGACGCGGTAGATGGTCAGAACACGTTGGCGATTGAGAGCTACTTTGAGACATCGGATTTAGGTTGGGTGGGTGGTGGCCCATCGCAGACCACAGCGGTGGGAGATAACTACTGGCTGCATATAGAGCGGATTGAGCCTGATTTCGTGCAATCAGGGGAAATGTATGTGCAGGTCGTTGGCCGTCCTTATGCTCAGGTAGAGGACGTTTACAGCGACCCGTATCCCTTCCAGCCGGATACCAACAAGATTGACATGCGTGAGCAGAGAAGGTTAGGTCGGTTGAAGTTTGGCAGCAACGTACAGGGTGGTAACTACCAGATGGGTCGCGTGTTAGTGAATGCTAACGTTGGCGACGTAAGGGGTTACTAATGTCTGAGATTGCGGTTGTCTACGATCCTCGGTTTCACACGTGGGAGTCGTGGGCTTCGTTAATGGTTGAGGCGTATGCACCGCAGCAGTTGGCTATTCCTGATGGCGACTGGAAGACTTGGGCGGCTGGTCTGAAGGCGATTGATGTGTTTAGTAACGAAGCGATACCCGGCCCTTACGTGTATGACAACTGGCAAGACTGGGCGGCTGCGTTGGTAAACGCAATAAATGTAAACACGATTTTGGCGAGTAAGTAATGGCGATTACGAAGGCCGATGTCAATTCTGTCTATACCCGGTACCTTGGTAGGAACCCGGACGACCTCGACTATGAGAATCTGATTGGTCAGGACATTGAAAAGCCCAAGCTGATTGAGCAAGTTAGAAGTTCTGACGAATACAAAAGCCTGACGCCAGAAGACCACATCAATCGGCAGTTCCAAATGGCTTTGGGTCGTGAGGCAAGCGACACAGAGCGAGAGCGCATCTTAGGCAACGACCTTTATTATGACTTTGCACCCATGATGATGGGTTCGAGGGAGCGTGCCGAGCGTACAGGGTTTAAGTCTGATTTGTTGGCAAATGATCTTGCCAAGTTGCCTGAAGCCGATCTGGTTCGGGTTTACAGAAACTATCTAGGTCGGATGCCTGACGAGGAGGCTTACCGTAACTATCTGAGGCAGTTCGAGGCTGAGCCTAATAAAGGCCCGGACATCATGGGTTCTCAGATCCGTCGTGAGCAAAAGCTAGTCGATGTGAACTATGACTATGCGATGCCTGAGAAGCGCCTAGAAGAGGTGGGTTGGTCGCCAGAGGCTCAGGAGTACATCAACAATAAGTTTGATGCAGAGGCTCGTAGATATGCCGCTGAGAAGGGTATTGAGCTACCTGAAGACTTTTCTGCGTTAGCGCAGCTCAGGAATCCATATCAGGACAACCGTGCTGGTATGGAGGGGTTAAATATGATGACCCCAACGCTGTACGACGAAGGGCCGTTTGGTAGAGGTGAAACGCCTACTGGCTATGACATTTACTCGGAGTCTGACCTATACGACATCCCGGTTCATGCGATGTGGTATTCCCGAGCTGGGACGGCGGCATTTCTAAATCCAGAAAAAGCGTCTCAAATGGTTCAGCAGTGGGGGCCAGAGGCGTCTGTAGATGCGTATGCCAAAGATCCGGGTAGCTTCATGAAAGAGGCTGCTTCGGGGGTTTACGTCAATAACTGGTTAGAGCAGAACATCGATCCGGGCGTGACCGCTGAGGGCAAGAACAAAGACAAGTTAGCGTCTTTAGCGCAGCGGTACCAAGACATCTCGAACCGAGCGATTGGTCTAGGGGCTGATCCTAATGATATTGCCAAGTACACATCTGACCGCACCTCGAAGGTAGCGGCTGATTATCAGACGTACTACAACCATACGCATGACAACGGCTTCCTACAGTTTTTATTAGCCGCTGGTGGCCTGATGATCGGGGCTTATGGCCTATCTAAGTTAGCGGGAGCTGCGGGTAGTACTGCTGGGTCGGTTGCTGGCACTGGATTGAAAATTGGTGCGGGTCAAGGTTTGGCTCCGGGCATAGGATCGACTATAGGTGCTGGAGCAACCCCGATTGGTGCCGGTAGTGTTGGCTTGACTGCTGGCGCGGGAACCGGATTGGCACCCGGCATCGGAGCCACATTAGGCGCTGGTGCTGGAACTATAGGTGCTGGTGCTATTGGATTGCAGGCGCCGGCTGGAGCGATTACGCCGACTTTTGGTGTGCCGGGTTATGTGGGAACTAATGTGCCAACGGACATTTTTTCCAAGCCAACTTTTCCCGGTGGGGCTGGAGGTTCGGGGACAACCACAACAACCTTACCGTCATGGTCAACGGAAGGGGCTTTTAAGACCCCGACGATGCCCGGTGGCGGTGGCGGTGGCCCTACTGCAACCACAGGCCCTAGCGCTATTGATAATGCCATTTCCGCAGGCAAGACCGCCTATGACAAAGTGGTCAGCCCTTTAAACAAAATATCCAATTTAACGCAGACTTTAACTGGTCAGCCAACTCAACCATTTCAGCAGGCTCAACAAGGTAGGGCAAGAGGGGCTTTAAGTGCTGCGGAGCTTTACCCTCAGAGCAATATAATGATTCCAATTGAGAAATACCTAGAATTAACCACTCCTAGGCGGACATTTGTTGGCGGTTTAAGCGCCATGAGGAACTTAGGATAAAGCGAGGAAAAAATGGCTCTTGATCCTTTTGTCGAGCAATATTTTGCTAGCTTGCCGGATGGTGCGGCGAGGTTAGCTCAGGCTCTGGCTATTAATGAGCAGGTAAGGGCGCTAGAGGCACCTCAAGCGGCTCCGGCAGCTGTTTCGTTGCCAATTGCATCTTCGCCTCTAGCGGCTACAGTTGCAGCGCCTACGATCTCTGTGCCTGCGGCTAGTGCAGCTCCTGCGGAAGTTTCTTTGCCAATCACTTCCACTCGGTCAACAGCGACGGCTGCGCCAGTGACGATTTCTGTGCCTGCGGCATCTCCGTTGGCACAGCAGGCGGCGGCTGATCAATCCGTTCAAGACAGAATTAAGCAGATTTACCTTGAACAGTTAGGCCGTCCTGCTGACCCTGAAGGGTTGGCGGCTTATACCAACTTTGTAAAGTCAGGCCAGAAGACCTTACCGCAGATTGCTGAAGAACTTGACCGAACAACGGATGGTTACAACTACGACCGTCAACAGATTTCTTCTGCGTATCGTCAAAACTTTGGCAGGAATCCTGACGAAGCGGGTATTCAGTACTGGATGGGGCAAGAAGATAAAAATCTTTATTCTCAAGAACAACTTGTAAATCAGCTAAAAGGTGGAGCTACTGGCGTTGATGTTCGGTCGTTAGCAGATAACCCAGAGGGATTTGCCAAAGCTGTCGTAGATGCTCTTGCAGCAGACCCTTTTGCGGGGGGTTTTGCGGTTGACAACCCTTATATCTTTGATGAGGCAACAGCCGCTTTAAGACCAAATGTCTCAAAGACTGCTGCCGGTCAATATGTTCAGTTTGTTAACCCTGTCACCCAACAACCCACTTACTCAGGTTATACGCCTGATGGGCAATTCAAGGTCTTTGCTGGTAAAGATGTGTTGCAGCCTGATCGGGTGCGACAGGCGGTCAATCTGGCAACGATCTCCGGTGCGCTGACTCAGGCAGATGCTAATCGCATCTTAGACGCGGTATCTAATTCTGAGAGATACAGAGCAGTTACTGGAAACGAAGACCCAAACGCTAACACCCTGTATGCCCTTCTGTCTGAGCCAAAAGCAAACATTGTTTTAGATCGGCTCGGTGTTCAGATTGGCGAAGATGCCGATGCTTCTTTGGCAATGGCAGAGTCGGCTGCGCGTCAACAAATTGTTGATAGAGCAAGAGAGCAGACTGGGCAAAATATTAATCCTGCTACCTTGTTGCAAGCTGATGTGGCTAGAGAAATGGGCGTCATGTTCCCATTCACTAAGGAAAATCTGACGATTGACCCTGCAACGGGTAAGACGATCCGCACGATGATGACGGCGGAAGACCTTGCCAATAACCTATTTACTTATCTAAACATTCCGACAGACAAGACGTTAGAGAACATTATTACCTCTGGTTTAGGCAATAATGTTTCCGGTGGTGGCGCATCGACTGTGCCTCCGGGGGTTGGCGACTTTCGTGGTTTAGCCTTCCCAGAGGCGCGTCCCACGACGATTGGCGAGACTCCGGCAATGTTGGGATTTCAGCCTTATACGTTGACGCAACCGGGTTCTGGTCGAGCCAAGACAGCAGAACCACAGCCGGTCATTCCAACACCCAGAGACACGACTGTTGACCCAACAACGGGTGCTTTACTTGGAGCAGCCGTAGGATCTTTGTTGCCAACGCCATCCTCTGGAGCTGGCGTTTTGACAGGTGTAAATACCATAGTAGATGCTTTGGCTGGTAACAAGACCCCTGTTAATTGGAATCAAAGTTCATCAGTTCAGCAAACTCCCGGCACCTATTACGGTTCTTCAAGTGCTGATGTAAAAAAAGATGGTGGTTTAGCAACTCCTTTAATGAAAGAGGGCGGTATGGTTCCCCGTTACGCAGATGGTGGCGCAAGCCAAGTGGCTTTAGGCATTGATCAAATCCTACAAGCTCCTTCAACCAGAGGGGCGCTGATTGGTGCGCTGATGAGCAACCTCCTGACTGCTCAGGCAAGGTCTCAGGCGGCGAATGCTTACCGAGGCATTGATATGTCTAAGGTGGGCGTAATCCCGCCTAGGTCAACGATGGTAAGCCCAGTAAGGTTTGCGCCTTACCGTCAATATGCGTCGGCGCCTGAGATTCCTACATCGGTCAGCAGCCCGATTAACGTGAGTGGCTTAAAAGCTAGTCAAGGGCCAATGTTCTCGTTTGACTTTGCAAAACCTACTTCAAATTTATCGTTTACTAACCCACTAGCTCGTCCGGCACCGGCTTTACCTACCGCAATGGCTGATGGTGGCGCTGCTTACTACACCTATGGTCAGCAGGTTGATCCAATGGATTACCTTGGCAACGGTATGGCATATGGTGGGTTAGCACATGGTGGTGATCTGCATCATGCTGACAACGCTCCGGTGGTCTCCGGCAGAAAAGACTACCGTGCTGGTTCAGCGGTGACAGGCCCCGGCGATGGGCAGTCAGACGACATCCCTGCGTTGTTAGCAGATGGAGAATATGTGTTTGATGCGGATACCGTAGCGCAGTTGGGGAACGGCTCGACGAAGGCAGGATCGAAGATATTAGACAAGTTCCGTGAAGAGATTCGCAGCCATAAGCGTTCTGCGCCTGTGAACAAGATTCCACCGCCTGCTAAATCCCCGCTGGCTTATTTAGCCGCAGCACAGAAGAAAGGAGCCAGCCGTGGCTGATATATTTCAGGGAGCGCCCTTACCGGCAACCGTACAAACAACTCAGGACGTCACATCGGCGCCTGAGTTTTACACCAATTACCTCCAAGATGTTGCTAATTTAGGGCAGGCTGCTGTCCAACAGGGCGGCGTGGCAGGGTTTAGTCCGCTTCAGCAGCAGGCATTGAATCTTGCACCTCAAGTAGCGTTTTCGGGTGCAGGCACTGCTGGAACGGGTGCAGGGTTTCTTGGGGCATCTGGGGCAACTCCGACGACCGCCTTAGTGAATCAGTACATGAACCCCTATCAGCAGAATGTCGTCAGTGAGATGGCAAGACTGCAACAGCGGGGGATACAAGAGAACATCTTGCCTAATCTCAGGGCTGGAGCTGCCGGCACAGGTCAGTTTGGTAGTCAGAGAGCCGCACAGGTCACAGGACAGACTTTAAGAGACCTACAAGCCGATTTATTGGGTCGGCAGTATGGTGCTCTATCTGAGGGCTACAGAGGCGCTCTAGGGGCTGCACAGGCCGATTTAGAGCGTCAGATGCGTGCAGGGCAAGCCTTGGGGCAAATAGGGCAAATAGAGCAAGGCATCGGCACGCAGGGTCTGAAGACTTTGTATGAGATGGGTGGTCAAGAGCAGGCTTTAGGGCAGCGGATTTTGGATTACCCGATGCAGCAGGCTGCGAACTATGGCAAGTTGCTACAAGGTTACGCAATTCCTACGTCAGTCACGAGACAGGCTACAGGTTCTCAAGGTTATGCCACGAGTCCTTTAGCGCAGATGACGGGTTTGTTGGCGGCTTTGGGATCTTTTGGCGGACAAACAACCGCCCAGCCGACTACAACTCAGACTAACATCGGAACAGCGCAACAGGCAGTAAATTTGGCTAATTCAATTAGGTCTTTCTTTGGGTTTGCTGAAGGTGGTGAAGTTCAGGAATATGCTGATGGCGGCGTTGCCTACACTGACATCAGTGGCAATATGTACGACGTAAGCGGCAATCCAGTGGAGTAAATCATGGCTGATGAAACGCAATCGGGCGATTTAACTGAGCAGTATTTGCAGTCTGTCGAGGCAAGGAAGCTAGAAGCTGATCGACAGATGCAGAAGTTGATCGATGCGCTGAATGTTCGCAAGAACATGCCATTTGATCCTATGCTGATGCGAGTGGCAGGGGCTTTGTTGTCTCCAACGAAAACGGGTTCTTTTGGCGAGTCTCTAGGCTACGCCACTACGGCTGCTGCTGATGAGGCAGAAAAACAAGCAGCCCGTGGGATTGATGTTGCCAAGCTAGAGTTTGAGTTAGGCCAGAAGATGCGTGAGCAACAGGCTACGGCGGAGCAGCAAAAGTTCGCTATGCAGTATCTCAGTCAACCACAAGGTCAGGTTCCTGCTCAACCCGCGCAATTGACTGCCGCGCCACCTGTTGCGGCTGCTGAGCTTTCTGCTGAGCCGAGGATGTCAACGCCAGAGGCGCCAGCAGTCTTGCCAGAAGAGATGCCAAAGGCGCCTCCAGCGCCTGCTGCTGGTGGTGCGCCTGCTGGTTCTTACGTTCCTCGTCAAGTCGATCCAAGGTTAGCAATTATGCATCCTCTGCTTTATAACATAGAGAGGCAAAGGGCTGAGGATGCTCGGAAAGAAGCTGAATTTAGATTAAAAGAACGAGAAGCAATAGGCAAAGATTATATGCCGCTTGAAATTGGTGGGATTAAAAAGATGGTATACATACCTGACTATCAGGCATTTTTGCAAGCAATTGATGAGGGAAAGTTTGATGTTGCTGAAAAGTTTCACACTAAATATGGTTTTGAGTTCCCTTATGTAAAAGATAAGGGTGGTTATCGTCCAAAGACTGCGGCAGAAGCAGCGGAAGAAATTGAATTAGCCAAAGGTATTGAGACAAAGTCGTATCCAATTTCAGAAGTTGGCGGTAATGTGAAAATGCTGCCAAAGCAATATAGAGATTATTTAAGAGCGGTTGAACAAGGAAAAGGCGAAGAGTGGGTTGATAAAAACATTCGGAGAAAGCCTTCTGGCGGCGAGGCACCAAAAGCAGAAGCTAAGCCAGTGATGACCGAAGAACAGATAGCCGCAAGAGCGAAATCCTTAGAAGAGTATCAAACTCAAGTAGCTAGAGATGCTGCCAAACAACGCGGTCAAGTTATGGAGGCAGCTCAAAATGCTTTGGCCTTGGAGCAGCCTGTCAAAAACATATTTAAGATAGCTTCCGATCCAATAAGAAGTAAAGCTCTTGGAATTCTTGAAGACAATACGCTTGCTGATGCAGTGTTGGGCGTAGTTGCTGAAGGAGGTAAAGCTGGTTCATTGGTACTTGGTATTCCCGGTATTCGTGAAGCAGTTGCAAAAGTATCAGGTGATGAAAAAGAGCAAACCAAAATTTTAGATAGTTTACAAGCGCTTAAAGGACATTTTGGGCAAGTAAATCTTCTATTCAGTCGTATTTATTTGGCTAATCAGGGTGCTGTTACAGAAGGGGAGCGAGCGCTTGTTGCTCAAGCAACTGGTGGCGTTCAAAACCGGAAAGTTGTTGCATTAGCTCAAGCGGAAATGCTTCAACAAAGAATGGCTTTTGACACACAAGTGAAAGCAAAATTACTTAAATGGGAAAAAGCCAATCCGGGAGGTCGATACGATGAGTTTACGGAAACAAAAGAATTTAAAGATCTTTACATGAATTTTGCAAGAAATTCTGATGCTGTGTATAACAAATACTTTGGATCGACAAAGTCTGAAGGTGCTCAAGCTGCGCCTGAAGCGGCTCCCAAAGCTCCTGCCTCAACAGCGCCCTCTTCTGGTGGAAGCCTGAGAGATCGGATTAACGCCGAGAAAAAGGCTAGAGGTCTGCAATGATTGACATTGTAAAGCTCAACGACGATCAGTTAAGGATTGTTGACAAGATTGAGGCTGAGGCTGCGCGTCAAGGCATTGACCCTCGGTTGGCTTTGGCGGTTGCAAACATTGAGACTGGCGGCAAGTATTTGCATAAGGTTGGCAATAAGGTATTGACCTCTCCCAAAGGGGCTTTGGGTGTTATGCAGTTGTTGCCAACTACTGCAAAGTCTCTGGGCGTTGATCCGTTAGATGAAGATCAGAACATCCAAGGCGGCATTACCTATCTTAAGCAGCATTACAACACTTTTAAAGATCCGTATAAGGCTGCTGCGGCATACAACGCAGGGCCGGGAACTAAGTTTTTAAAGACAGGTGAATTCAAAGACTTGCCCGAAGAGACTTTGCTCTATTTGGACAAACTTGAGAAGCTCTATCCAGAGTCTGAGGTAGGTAAAGCGCCTGCGGAAGTTGTTGAAAAAACCGCCGAGGAAGTTTCTGAGGAGGCCCCTGCTGAATCTGTGTTGCCTGAAGTTTCAACTACGTTGCCGCCTTCACTTTCAGAAGCCCCTTCTGAGCCACCTCCAATTGATCCGAAAACCGGGAAGTTAGTGGGTGCAACTGCGGGTGCTGTAGCAGGCACTCTTGAAACCGGAGTTAATTACTTGACTGGCAGACGGCAACGTCTTGCTGAGGAAGCTAGACGTCTTGCGGAGGCTGCTGATCTTCGTTCTCCGGGAGAAAAATACAAAACCAAAACAGGCTTTGGTAAGGGTGAAGGCTACACTGTTAGAGAAGTCAGTGATGAGTTTAAACAAGCAAGAGAACGAGCGGCGGCTAGAGGAAAAGTATCTAGCAAGATACAAGAATTGCATGGTGTTGACGCTGTTAAAAAAGGTCTTCTAAGTATTGAGGGTTGGGCGCGTGAACAGCAAATGTTGAAAGAATTAGCTGACAAAATGCGACTTAAACAAGTGGCTGAAGCTACATCAAAAACTCTTGGCAAGATTCCGTTCGGTAGCACTTTAGCTGGTTTGGGTGCCGGTATTGACGTAGCGGAAGCTGCTAAACGGTATCAAGAAGGCGACATAGGTGGTGCCGCAATCTCTGGTGTGTCTGCGTTAGGGCAGGCGGGTATGTTGGCGCCGCACCCTGCGCCTCGTTTATTAGGCACTTTGGCGACCGCAGGTGCTATGCCTGTGGATTACATCTATCGAATGCGCAAGATTAACGAAGAGCGTAGAAAGAAGGGGTTGCCCCCCATTACGCGAGGGCAAGAAGAAATTGAATACGACCCCACTGGAATGCCCATAAGATAATTGCGACTTGCCCCAGTGAGTGGGCGATCCCCCGAGCACGCCACTCTCTCTCTCCGTTGTCTCGGGGGAGTTTTTTCAAGGTCGTTGAGAATCTAAGCCTTTAGCCACTTCTTTATTCATGTGCGACACGATCTCCACGCATCGCGCATGTTCTACTTGTGAAGCTCGAATAGCCACGACTTGGGCGATCTTGTTAGCAAACTCAATGATGTCTACCTCCGGTGGGTAGACTCCGTCTTTGTTGTTGTTTTCACAATAAAAGAAGGTTTGAATGATGTCGTCTCGTGTCAGCATAAGTCACTCATATTGGTTTTTCAGTTGCCAGAAAGATAATAAAGCCATAAACATCGACCAGCCTCTTTGAAGGTCGTCTTCCGTCCAATCTTTGACTGCGACGATCTCAGGATCGTTTCTGGAAATAAAGACGTTAGCGCACCTAGCTTCAGGCATCCCCAGACCTACCCTGTAAGCGGCTAGCTGGATCAGATGTTCGTCATACCAGAGGGTCTTAGTAGGATCGGTGAAGTCTTTGGTTTTGATGTCGATCACAATCCCATCGGTGTGCATATCGACTTTTCCCCCAAAGCCTAGCTCATGAGCAAACGCACGCTCACAGACCCAGTTTTTAGCCCCGTAGTGGCTTTCTATGGCCTTGACGCAGGTTTGTACGTGGAAAGGGTATTTCGAGCCTGTACGGCCTTCGTAGAAGCCCTGAATGGCCTCGTGGATTTCAGTGCCTATATCGGCGGCGATTCGCCCCTGTTCTTTGGAATCCTGAACGACTCTTTTTAGCCAGACGGATTCTGGTTCATCCTCCCCTCTGGGTAAGGTTAGAGCAGCTAGGATGGCCTGTTCCTGTAGCCAGACATTCAATCCGGGTTTGGCAGCAACGTTCAGGATAGTGGTTACCGAAGGAACCAGATTAAGTTCTCTGGCATCTTTCAGGGTAGTGTTTCTGAGTTTCCCGGTGGTTTTACCCATGACGGTATACATGGGTTCCCCGTCGCGGGTATACCAGTGTGTGGACTCGGCGGCTCTAGTTAGCATTCGGCACCTTTTTTGGTTTTTGTAAAAAGCTCTCAATGTCTTCAATAGACATACCTGTTGCCTTATAGATAAGCAGGATCATGCGAGGGGTGACCGGCTGACCAGCTCTCATTTTGCTGATCATTGGGTATTTCACCCCTAGCCCATCTGCTAGAGCACGGTCATTTTTCAGACCGTACTCAGCAATCAGGAAGTCAAATAAGCGGTGAGGCCGCATTAGAAGACATCATCCAAAGAGTCATCAAAGCCACCCTTTTGGTACTTCACCTGCCATTCAGGCGACTTTTGGATGGTCTTCTGTAGGTTCTCAGAGAGCTTGGCAAAGTCCGCTGGAGTGCTATCTTGGATGCTGTAGAGCAGCGTCTCGTTATGCGCCTCTGGAAGCCCTGATTTTTTAATCTGAGCCGGCACCGGATTGATGGTCTCAATGTTGGTGTAAGCGTTCCCATCCTGCCCTTGAGATTCGGTGACGTTGACCATCGCCCAAACCCCTAGAAGACGCTCCAAGTCGAAGCCATCGCGCTCGGCTTTGGTTAACGCAGCGCCCCGCCAAGACTCCAAATCCGCCGTTAGGGTGGACTTGTCAGACAGGAGGTTGGTGTACCGTTTAGAGATAGACAGCGGCTCTCCAGCAGCCGTTAACAGGGGTCTACCCTCACTATCCTCTGAGTGAATCTCGAACTGAATTAAGACTTTAGGTAAGTGTTTTTCCTTACCTTGCCAGACAGTAGTTTGAGTTCCCAAATCAACAATCCTGAAGCACCGAGCCAAATGCATACCCGGTGGAACAGGGGTAAACGAAGACTGGGAGGATTTACCTTTCGCAATAAGAGGCATTTGTCTTTCCTTTCGCTAGGGCAGATAAGCCACATTCATAGCGGAGGATTGCCCAATCATCCTCCGTGGCAAAGCCGGTATAGGCACGCTCAAAAGCCTGCTCAAGTATTTGTAGTCGCTCTTGTTGAAGCTGGTTGTATTCATCTTCTTGCACGGGGTCTCTCCACATATAAAGATGGCTCCTCTCGGCGCCTGTAAATGCTTTCGCTTGTTTTTTCTATGCAGTTTTTACACACCCAGCGTTTCACTTTGCCGGGTTTGATCATCCCGCCTTCCTCAGCCCTAGTAAATTGACAACTTGTGCAGAATCTCATTCATCCCTCAATAACAGTGCCAAGTACAAGCCGGCGCCAATACAGCCGACGATAAGGCCGACCACGATAAGTGCTACGCCTATGACCGCGATCATCGGATAAAGATTGCCGCAAATGTAAAAAAGGCAATAACGG